AAATGTTTATAGCCACTTTTACCCAGCAGAGGAAAGCAAAGCGACATCAATTTTAGATAAAATTCGTGTATAATTCGTGTATATATAAAATGAACCGTTGAAATTTCAACGGTTCAGCTTGTTTTGGTGGAGATGGCGAGAGTAATTTGATATGTTTTTTAAGATTTACACATATATTCTTATGGCTATTTTTAGCTTTTTCAAGCCGTTCCTCTCTATCCACGAAACCATCAAAAAAATATTTTTCGTATATAATTCGTATTTTTGATTTTGCTGCCTCTGCTATATAGATTGTATTCGTAAAACTGATTTATGGCAATAAAAAAAAGAGGGCAAACGCCCTCTTGATTTAACTACTATACCACAAGCTCACAAGCAAGCCCAACAGCATATGCTCTCTTCACCCCATGAGATGTAATATATGCCCTTGCTTCAGCTGTATTATTTTCTCCTATAAGAAGAATAGGCATTTCACCTATGTTGCTTGAAACGATTGCGTCGGCCCATGAAGCAACTACAATAGCCTCTTCAGCTGATGGGAAAAAACGCTCTGCAATTTTTCTCGACGTTTCAAAACGATCTGCTCCCTTGACTCTCTCGACGCTACCAATCTCAGCGAGCTGCTTTTCTACGGTAGTATTAACAACACCTGTATCGCCCACAATGATAAAGTGTAAATCATTGTGTTTCTTTAGTTCTACAATTTGATTCGCTTTTACGAACTCGGAAACTATAAGTACTGGAACGTTTGTTGTAAGTGTGGATACCCCATCAGCCCAATCGCTGCCATTAGTAACAATGATTGATTTTGTTTTTGAAAAGCATTCTTTCAGAACTTCTAGATTTGTATCGTATCTAGTATCTCCCTTTATTACTTTTGCTCCACCCTTGTTTACTATATCGCCACCAACAATATATGTTTCGAACCCATAAGATAACTCTGGATGATCTAGCACTATGTTCGCCTTATTTGCTTTTGCGAGAAATGCTGCGCTTATTCCGTCAGGGAAGTTTTTGCCTGAAACAATCACCTTATTTGCTTTTGCAAACTCCTTGTCTATGATATCGGATGTTGCATATCTGTCATCTCCTGCGTATTTGACAACCTCTGCACCAATATCGACTTGCTTAGGTTTCGGTGTAATAACTTGCGTCACTTTTTCGCCCTGCTTCCTCGCATATGCATACCATGTATCTGTATCGCCATAAAATACATCAAGATCAAGTCTCTTGTTGTATCCACTTAGATATCCATGCGATGTGTACTGATACATTGCAACAACGCTCCAATATGGCACATATGGTGCAGCCTTTTCGAGATATCCTGTTGCATTATTATTATCATACTGAGCCACCCACAATCCATAGTCTGCATTAGCTATAGCGCTACAATCATGACTTTCTATGAAACTTAAATAGCTATAAAATAAAGGCTTTACGCCTATAAGTCTATAAACTGCATCGAGCCATGACTTAGCCCACTCTGCGCCCAAATACACATCCTGCTCAAAGTCTAACACAGGAATAACCGTGCCATCGAAGTATGCACCACAGTTATCTACAAACCACTGTGCTTCTTCTTCAGGAGTTCCGCCAAAACCAACCTCACGAGCAAAGTGGTATACTCCGATTAGCTTCCCTGCAGCCTTTGCTTGTTGCACAAAGCCGTCACATTCTGCCGATACATATCCGGCACCGCCTGTTCCTTTGATTATTACAAAATCTGCGGGTACACTTGCTAGCTGTATACCCTCTTGCCATCCTGAAATATCAATTCCGTGCAACATATTAGCCCTCCAAGTCCTTGAAGTCCTTGACTTCCTCGGTATTTTCTAATTTTAAAATTTGCTTAAATATCTGATGTAGTCCTGTTGACGCAAGTCCACTGATCATGCCACTAGCGATTGCAACAAGAGTTATCGCCTGTGCGTTGATACAGCCTAGCACTGCTCCCAATATCGTGACTGTTAGTGGTATGTACTTGTTGTCGGCTGGTAAGAATTTCTTCATTAGATAGCCTACAACCAAACAAACTGCGATAACTAGTGGGATGTAAAGATTTGTTAAAAATTCAAGATTCATAATTTACCTCCTTGAATAAAATAAAAAGGTGGAGTTATTTCCACCTTTACTTAACTAAAATGTTTTGAATAACTAGCGTCATTCCTGAGCCTATTAACACGGATATGATAGCTTGGACAACTGCATTCCATCTCATCTTTGGTACTTGCTCAAGTGCGTTTATTCTTTCGCCCTGCTCGTTGAGTTCCTCGTGGTGCATATCCATTTTTTGTATCATAAGCTCTATGTTCGTGTTGATTTTCTGTATTTCCCTTGTCATGTCCTCAACAATCGTCAATCGCGTATTCATTCTTTTGATTTCATCATCGTGACATTGTATCTTGATGTCAATGGTATTCTTGCGATCTAGCCACTCTTCCCTTGTCAGTTCTCCCATATGCTCCTCCTATTTCCACTTGCCAATCGCGTAGATTTGCAAGTTTAAAATGTCTGCAGATGCGGAGCTCTGACTAGCCGCTACCGTCAACATCGTTGTATTTTGCGTATTGATTGTTTGAGCGGCAAACGAATATCCGTTGCCAATCTGTACTGACGCCATTACCGTTGGCTTTGCAATAAATCGACAAGACGATGGGAATGTAAACGTTTTTCTGTTAAAAATCATGTTATTCCAGGCTCCAGCAGTCCATCCTGATCTAGAGTCCGAATCGGCTGTCTTAATAAGCTCTAATCTCCCCCTCTTCCATTTCACGAACTGCCATCCATCGACTTCGCCTTGTTCCATGACATAATCTTGAGCTCTTCCACCTCCGTTATATAGCTCATTGATTGCATCTGCGAGATTTCTTGCGCTGGTTTTTAACAGGCTTGCGTTACCCATGTCGTCTCTAACTCGCTTTATCTGGTCTGCGTACTTTTCATCTGTGACTTTAATTTCTTGCTTGAGATCCTGGGCAAGTGTGCCAGACAGTGCTGAGTTAACTGTACCAAAACTATCTCTTAGCTGGAGCCATAGATTGTCAAATAGTCCGCGATACTCTACAGCTGGAACTACCCAACCACAAAGATTCGAGTCCATCCTTGTGTCAGATATGTTGACAGCTTCGATTGAGGTTGTACGCGCTGGGATGTAGACATCAGCTATTGCGAGTTCGTAGTAGTTTGACTCACGGATTAGATCCTGGGCAACAGGATTTGTTGCAGCAACGCCCTCTTTTAAATAGATGTCTATATCTCGTCTATCCTCTGCAGTATCGAACCTCAAAACGATACGATCTATACGAGGAAGGCTCGATGCTGGAGACAATGTGATTTGTCTGTTATTGCTCTCTTTAAAGACTGCTCCCTCGATGATTGCGCCTCCTGGTTTCACATTAACGGTCATGCCTCCGTGTGCCGTGACCATTAGCCCATCAATTGGATTAATAAACACACCGTTTCCCCAGCACATCTTGTTAAAATCTCTTTCATCCTGGGCTGTGATTGCTCTGTCCCATTCATTTCCGATTATACTTTTTGATTCAAATGGAAAACTCTTTGCCATACTATACATCCACCTTTCTATATGTTTGTCTGTTTGGAGTTCCAAAGACAAGCTCGACTTTTACTGTATTTTTAGAGTGAACCTCTCTGACTTCGACGAGCCTGGAAGTAAATTCTTTTTGTATCGAATCAATATTGATTGTACAAATATCACCTAGGTCGTAGTCTTTGAGGTAGTAAAAACGATGCTGCAATACATCTACCGAAATAGTCTCTTGCTTGTAGTTATTTAGCATTTCAAGTTTTGCTGCATCTCTCATCTTTGACCTTATGAGTGCCTCGTTTTCACTCTTGATCTCGACTCCGCTTATGCTTGCACTAAAAACTTTGAGCGGAATACAGTGCCCAAGATTACTAGGTACGTTGTTATCAAACTGTACGTATTCGTGTATTGCCCTGATCTTTTTGCCGTCCTTCCAAAAGCCATGTACCTCGTTTGATGTCTTAAAGTCATCAGGGATTTCCTGGCTCGCTAAAAAGCCACTGTATATCCCGCTTTCATCACATGCATATTCGCATTTTGAGATATTGCCCCAAGCCTCGCCAAAGAACACATCATCGCGCAAATCGCGTCCCTTTTGAATGTGCAACTCAATGCCTAGAAGTGGTTTGCCTGGTTCTTCTTTTGATGAGAAAATTGGTCTGCAAATAAGTGTATATCCT